TTAACTCGTAATCGGTAGCACCGCCAACGCTTACATGGTCAACCGTTTCGGCTATATCCATCAATAAGTGTGCAATGGTTGCGTACAACTCAACCGCTCCGATCGCTTGTTCGATTACGTCGTTTTCTTTTGTCGTGGTCATTTTTCTAACTCCTTCAACTTTGCTTCACTCCAACGAAGTCCAGCTAAACCACCCCAAAGAAGGTAACTGATATAACCGCAATCGGTAGGCTTACCCGTTTCGTAGTACGTCTTTGCACGGCTCAAATACGAGTACATCCGTTTGATCGTGGAAACGCTTAACGGCTCACCATTGGCAAGCTGTTGCGCTCTAACCTTACCGACCTGGGTTGCACATTTGTTACCCTCTTTTTCGTTCAGTTCAATCCCACGCTTTGCATTGTTCTTCACCGCTTCGGGGTAGTCGGAATGGCTTTCAAACTTTGCGTAGCTTTCCTTTCGGCTCAAAGCATTACACACCGCCAACCGTTGGATTGGGTCTTCATACTCCGTTTTCATGACTGTATTAATCATGCAACGGTCCATGAAATCACTTTTGCTTTCTTCTTGGTTTCTTTTCGGTAGTGGCATCGGTTGTATTTTTAGTGTTCACAATTTCGGTCGGTTCACTTTCCGTGAACGCTTCTTGAATAAGTTGCTCATGGATTGCTTTATGCCTACGGTCAAGTTCAGCATCGTAATGGTTCATGATCGTCGAGAATGCGTTAACGGTACACGCTTGGCATCCACCCGTCCAACGCTTACCCATTACTTCACTCCATACCCCACCCATTAACATTACTTGTTCAGCACTTAGGCGCAACGTCTTTTCGTTTTGGAACTGAACCCACTTTGGGTAAAGTGGTTCTAACCGCTTCAACTGTTCGTCGGTCATTCTGTTAGCTATTTTCATATTTCTGCATTTCTCGTTTAAGGTAATAAAACGCTTTTTCTAAATCCTCTAAGGTATCGCCTTTGCGCCCTGCACGGCTTACGTACTTCACCACATTGCCGAGGTTGAAGTTCAAATCGAACGCTTCAATCAGGTCAATCGGTTGCACCTTTTGTTTGTAGTGTTGTGGTGTTGTCATTTGCCGTAAGTTTCGTTGTAGTATTCCATAGAGTCAATTCGATCACGGGCAACTTCACCATGACAGAACGCTCTTCTAATTTGTTCTATCTCCATCTGTCTGGCTTGTAAATAAATTTGCTCAACAGATAAGTGAGGTAAGCCATCAAATATACCATTTTCTCTGTTTTGTAGTTTTTTAATCAACCATTCTACTGCTGTCAGTTTCATCGGTAAATCCTATCGATTAAAAAATACGCAATAATGCAAGCGATAAAACCGCACCCAATAGAATAAGCAAACAGGCTCAACACGGGAAGGCTAACCGTTGCAAAGAACGAAGCTACCGCAGTCCAAAACGAAAGGCATACAAAGCAGTTGAACGGCTTGAATCCGATCTTATCACCAATGCCCGTTAGCTTGGTAATCGTTACCCCCGCACACGCAGAGAAAAACGCAATGAATAAAATTTGTAAGTAAATCATTTCAATTTCTTTTTTAATTTGTCTTTAACCGTGTTAATGGTCAATCTTATGCTGTTGTATGGTATCGTGGTCGATGTGCTAATACGTCGCATATTTTTAGCCTCTACGTAAACCATAAACAAATTACGTTCGTACCAATGCAGTTCAGCAATCGCTTCCTCAATCGCTTCCATCTGCTTTGATGATTGAACTTCGCTTTCATGGTCGTAAATTTCAGCGATCACTTCAACACGGGTCCAATCCACGTCAACACGTAACAACCGATCACGGTATTTCTGATCCCACAACGAACCCTTACCCAAAAATAAACGGTAGATAAGCGAAAGCACATACCACCGATGACCTCCCGAATGCCAAACCTCCCACAACTTCGCATCCTCTTTTTCGAGTAAGGCTAAAAGCATTTCTTGGTAAAGGTCCTCCCCGTCGAAGTGCGTACCCCTCACAATATCATAGCAGGATTTGCGATAACTTTGATGTTGGAGTACGTCTGCGATTAGTGGGTGCATACTTATTGAATGGGAATTTTTAGAAAGGTAACCCGTCATCCTCAGGAACGAATCCCGCCTTTGTTAGTGCTGGGTGAATTTCGATGTTTGAAGCCTGTTGAATCGGTGCATCTTTTGCCTTCCATTTTACCCAATGGGTTGCTTTGCTCTTTTGGTCAACCTCTTTACGCTGACCTACAAATACTTCAATATCCCCGTATTGGTTAGTGGGTAAATCGAGCAAATCTTGTTTTTTCAGTTGAACCTTAACCCCGTATTGGTTCGCCCAACCTTTGCCTACATACTTTTCGTTTTCCATATTTTTAGATGTTTGAATAAATTGCTTGAAAATCGGGTGTAATGTAATTACGTTCTTTCTCCTTCACTTCACGAATGTAATTCAATCGCATTAAATAACCCCCTATTGGTTTACCATACGCACCCCGTTCGATATGCCAACCAAACGCACCATCGGTAAACTCGTCCTTGTAAGTTGATGTACGAATATCGTGTTGGATGCGTTGCTTCACTTCGTAAGGTGCTGTTGTACTGATCGTTTCTTTGATATTGATGTGGTGATAAAGTTCGTGAACGTGTCCCATCCAAAGAACATCAGCACCGTCTACTTGTGCTCCCATGCGTTGGTGTTGAATAACTCCCTTGGTTACCACACCACCGCCACCGTGCCCGTGGTGGTATTTTAGTTTAAAGTTGATTTGAGCCGTTGAACTTGGACGGCTAACAGTAAACACGATCCAACCGGCATAACCACCGTTCAGGACCTTTGCACCCGTTTTGTAATTCAGCAAAGAAACGAACCGCTCGGTTAGGTCTATTTCGTGTCGTTTGCTTACTGCCGTTTCATGGTTACCGTACCCTACAAATAATAAATGGTCGGCATATTTCGCCCACCATTCAACAGCCTCGTTCACAACCAAGTCAAAGTAATTACCGCCTTGATGTTCGGGTCTGATATCGTCCTTACTCGCACGTTTGTCATACTTGCCTTGCATTATACAGAAGAAATCCCCATTGATTAGGATTTTAGCACCCAGGTTAATTGCTTTCTCGATGTGTTCTTGGAGTAGGTCACGACGGCATTTAGGATGATCGAAGTGTAAATCGGAAAGCAGAAGGAACTGATCTCCGTCGGTGCATCGGATTGATACGATATTGCGCCCGTACTTGGTTGTTTCCATGGTTATAGTTTTACGTTTTGGAATGCTTCCTCAACAGTCTTATCTGCAAAACCTAATTTATAGGTCATGAAGTGTGTTTCATAAATAAACTTTTCAAGGTCAGGATAACCGCCAGTGTAAGGATATTCGACGATCATTGTTGTGGTTTCCTCATTGGTTTTTCTCACCACTGATATTGTAATTGTTTCCATGGTTAAGCTTTAATGATTGAAAGATAATACTTTGCGTCTTTCTTATGGCTTTCCTCATAACTTTTTAACAAGTTCTTTTTGAACAAGCTTTTAAAGTGAGCGTCTATTTTTGTGGATTTCAGAAACAACTTGTGCCATGGTCGGTAGGTAGCGTTGCAAAGTGTTTGATGTAGATATTGACGTAAACAACGCATTTCAACTTTCATGTTAAGATACTGATTCATGTAGTAATCGCCTTCGTAACGATGTTCACGGTAGGTATTACAGGCGTGTCTAAGTGATTTCTCGTAATTGTAAAGCCATTCGAACCATTCCAGTTCTTGCCCTATTTCAAATCCATAGGTATTGAATTTTGATTTGTTAAATGGGTGCTTCATGTTTCCGTAATTGTGATTTGGTGTTGGTGTTCGATTAGTTTCTTTTTCAGTTTGTACAACGGTGTGCGCATTCCTTTCACGTCCTCGATTATCGTCTTGCTTAGCGTTTTGTCGTAGTAAACAAAATCCGCTTTGTACGTAAACATTTTTTTGCCTTCTAAGGCGAAAACGAAAGGCACTTGGAGGTGTAGGTCCAACACCTCTCCGTTCGTCGCTCTATGCGTCAGAAAAACGTATCTATCGGCTTCCTTCTTACTATCGAAGGTAATGCCATCGACCTTAGTTTTTTTATTGTTGTATTTTGGGCGTTTAATCATCGTTGAACATTTCACGCATATCGTCGTAATAATCCTGCTCCGCATCTTTCGCCCACTCGTTCGCCATTTCTACCATGTCGGAATGTTCGGCTTCGTTTTGTTCGTAGGATTCACCGTTACGTCTTACTTCGAGGATTTCCCAATCGTGTGGGTCTTCGGTATCAACGAGTACTTTGAATTCAATATCCCCGTCTTCGGTTTCTAGCGTTAGCCATTCTGTTAGGTTCATAGTTTTTTGGTTTCGTTAATTAAAAATTGAAATACTTTCTCAATCAATTCTTTGTCGTGGCTTCCTAAAATAGCGTGGCCATTTTTTTTGTAAATGAACCACGCTCCATTTGCGCCTTGATCAATTCTTAGATTACTTTCCATAGGTTGCTTGAAAATAATCCCTCGATTGTTACATTTTCAATTTGATCAATCACTGCATCAAAATTTTTGATTTCAAATTGGATTGTAAAAACTGCAAGTTTTCCTGCTTTGTTGGTTGGCAATGTTACGTTAATTGTTGTCATAGCTTGTTTGTTTTTGGTATTACAAAGATAAGGGTAAAATTTAATTGTGCAAACTTTTTTTTAAGAAAGTCCAAAAATATTTTCTTGCTTCTTTCTCATGTACGCAACCAACTGCGGTGTCTTTTCATAACTCGCTACAAAGTGATCATGGCTAACCTTATCAAAGTACCCTAACTGGCTTCTCAAATCCTCTTCCGTTGGGAACTGATCAAAGAATAATTTGCAAGCGTAAGCGCAGGCGGTTGGATTACTTCTAAACTCGTCGCTTTCGTCACGGGTTAGAAATGCGTTGAACATTTGAGAAAGTGATAAACGTTTACTCATTTCGAAACACCATTCACGCTGATCGTGTGAAAGGTTGTAACCGCAGTACTTGTAAATCGCTTCGTAGGTAGGCGCACCGAAGTCGTAAAACTTGGTCATGTCCTTTCCCTCTTCATGGTATTGTCGGTAGCTTGAAATAATCCATGCTTTGCGTTGCTCGATTGGGTAGTTACGTGAGAACTCCGCTCCTGAATGGGTAATCTTTTGTTCGGACTTATTGAATCGAACGATGTAGTTACCTACCCATTGAACGATCAATCGAATCGAAGGCTTAAAAGCATCGGTGCTTTCCTTACGTCCGTTCCTTAACGCCTGTTCGAATTGGTCGGTTGTTAGGTTGTTGTAAGTTTCCAAATCCTCTTCAAGTGTTTCAACCTGTCGCATGATACCTTCATCCATTGCTACATTGTTACCGAAGTACGAATACAGTTTAAGCAGTTGCTTTGTGAGGTACTCGGTTCGGGTTGCTTGGTTCATTTCTTTGATTTTCATATCGTTTTTTTTAAGGTTGTTTTCCGTAT